GCCTTTTATCTCGTAAAAGGCTGCAAAATGAACAAACTCAGCGTCCGTCAACTCGCTACGCAAACGACTAACTGTCATCCCGAGCTTAGTAGCCAGGAAGAACTCAAAGAACAACCAAGAGTCTTCCTCTAATCGTTTTTTGCTTCATCTATATTGCCGTCACCACCTAGCCCGAACAGGAACAGCTCTAAATCATTTAGCACACGTTCCGGCAGCTCTCGCTGCAGTTTGGCAGCATCAGCAGAGGCGAAGGCTTTAGTGCCATCTTCAAGCTCTGCCATTTGACATAGCATCTGCGTGCTGATGTCCAATGCCTCTTCAGAACCAGCCAACGTGCTGGCACGCTTGCGGTCCGCTCGTGTGATGGGCTTGAAATAAAGAACCAGCACAGTTTCTCCAGCATCATTGGTGACGCTGAATTTACGGCGCTGGTTCAGATCAAAAGCGCCCGTGAGCAGGTCAACGGCGCGGGGTGTAGCAGCAGGCATCAGATACTGAGGGTAAGAGCACCGGATGTGACGAAGTTAACCGTCACAATTTCGATCTCTCCAACCGTAGCACTGTATTCAGAGCCTGTCACCACCAGCGTGCCGGTGATCTTCTTACCGCCAGTCTCGTCCAAGTACAGCTCAAAGGCTGCATCGGCCTCGTCCGTAGCTTGGTTAACGTCCTTGATCAGATCTAGCTTGTCGCCAGAGCCAGGGGCGTCATACATCAGCTCAATGGTGCCCGAACCACTGATTAGACCACCCACGTTGGCACGATAAGTGTCGCCATGGTCGGTTACATCCAGTGATTCCTTTTCGACGGTCATAGACCATGACCGCACTGCTGCGATCTCGGACAGACCGCCGCTACCGGCTTTGTCAAAGAAGACAGTGCCTTGTTGACCGCGATAAAAAGCCATGATCAGATGCCCAGAGTGATGTCGCCGTTGGTCACGAAGTTCAGGGTAATGACTTCGATCTCACCGACAGTGGCAGAGTATTCAGCCGAGGTGATGACACCATCAAAACTGATTTTCTTGGTGCCAGTGGTGTCAAGGAATAGCTCAAACAGAGCCAAGCCCTCATCGTTCGCCGTATTGACGTGTTCAATGAAGACGTTGGTTTCGTCCGCGCTAGAAGCGGTGTAAAGGATTTCGCAGGTGCCAGAACCGCTAATCAGACCGCCGACATTGGCGCGATAGGTAGCGCCCAAGGCGGTGGTGTCCAGCGATTCCTTCTCAACGGTCAAAGACCAAGAGCGGGTGCTGGTGATAGCTGCGGCAGAAGAGCCAGCATCGTCAAACTTGACGCTGCCTTGCTGTCCCCGGTAGAAGGCCATGGTTAGAGATCCTCGAAGGTTTCAAAGGTCAATCTGACCTGTGTTTGGAAGTAACCCTCTGGAGCTGGCGATGCCACCACCTCGGGTCCAGTAGGCGGATCAAAATGAACGCCACTGACTACTTGCCTATTGTAAAGGTCACGGATTCGCTTACCTATTGTCAGATTTGCGCCAGGTCCAACACCCTTTGGCGTAAAGACATTCATCACGATGACACCGATGACGCTGTTACTGCTGCCAGTAGTGCCGCCCATCGTCAGGAAGTTATTGTTGCCAAAACTGACAAGGCATTGGACAAAGGAGCTGTTGGGCGTTGGGGTTGAGGGTTGATTGTGAAACACAACCGGAATTGCTGGTGCCAATGCCAGCTCAGTAGCAAGCCTGCCCTCAATGGTGGAGCGGATGGTATTGAGATTCACGGATGCCATCAGTCTTGTCTCCCTATGCGCTTGGCTTGTTGCTGAGCATAAGCAGTCATTTCACGGGCGATTCGTTCCGTCCACCCTGCGGGGGCTTGCGTGCTGCTACCACCTGCCAGTTTTTCTGCATACGGCAGATTGTTATGGATGTGATAAACACCACCAGCACGCTCTACTTGATAATCAAGTTTGCGTGGCGGTCTGATTGCAGTATCACTGGCTTGAGGTCCTGCATCGTATCCCGGAGTTCCCTGCTCGCTGATCGCCCAGCTAGCGCGAAAGCGTCCAGTATCAACAGGGCTTTCTTGCTTTAGCCTGCTGTCTGTTTCAAACACAACCACCCGCAGTAACTGCTCAAACTTCTCTTGGGAGTAGCTGCCAATCTGCGATAGGTTGATGCGTCGTGCCACTATGCCCTCAGGATTAGCTCGTGCGTAATAGCCGTGTTGTCCTGCTCAATCGTAGTGACCCTAATAATCTGATGGCTCACGCTGCTGATCACTACACGGTCAGCCGTGCTTGGTGCTGCTGCAAGGTCTGCCGCAGCTACTGTCAGTTTCTTGTCGCTTGCTTGAATCAGCTCGTTCACCTCACGAGCGTTCACATCCTCAAGCACGCCACGCACTGCAGTGTCAGCAGTGGTTTCTGTGATGGCGCCAGTGGTTGTGTTGTAAGTTCCTGGGGTCACAACACGAATCGTTACCACACCACCAAACTTTGCCATCAACTTGCTGGCAACCTTGCGTAGCGGTACAGCTAATGCCATCAGAGTTTATATGCTACGCAATGACCGTTTTGTAGTTTTATGCTTGTGAACACGCCATAAATCGTCGTTGCAGAGTCAAATGTTTGACCAGAAATAGTATTGCCGTCATAGTTTTGAGCAATAATTTCATTAACCTGCGTATTGCTTGTAAAGTGAATAGCGCCCCATCGTCCAGTGCGTGTAGCTGTATCGCTGACGTAAGTAGCGCCAACTGAGTAATCAATAGCCAGGTAGTTGGTGTCACTCATGGTCAAAGCCTGTATGCAACAACAGTGCCGCTGGTCAATGTGATGCTGGTAAACACGCCTTCAATTTCAGTGCTTGCCTTAAAGGGAATGGCGCTCAACGTGTTGCCGGTCCAGTCCATAGCGGTCAGGCTAGCAATCACCGAATCCTCAAGCGCCACAATCTTGCCAAAGCGCCCGGCATGTGCTGCGGTGTCATCAATAAACTCAGCACTGGGATACGGGTAACCCATGATCAGCTCCGGCGAATCGAAAAGTTGCCTGGTCCACTAATTCTAAGCCCCGTCAAATACCGCTCCATGATTGGCGGCACTTTGTCAGCGCCCACCGCTCCATAACCCAAATTCGGCGTCACGTCAATGCTGCCAATTTTGACGTTCTTGTAATCTTCCAAGCCGCTTAAGCCAATGCCATCTGGGTTGTTATGCAGGTAAACCGCCAATGCAACCTGCGCCCTTTTAATCTGATCCGGGATTTCAGTGTCGGTAAAATAATCCGTGGAGATCCGAAACGGGAAGCCAACTGTGTAGGTGTTGATATAGGTGTCTGGCTTGCGCACACCAGTACGCGGCCATTGCAGCGCCTGCGTATCAGTAGCACGGGCTCCTAAATATCGCTCACGGTCTAACCGTTGTGTTGCGGTATAAAGGGCACGATTTTTTTGATCAGTGGTAGCTGATGCCCATGCGGTTACATCAGCATCCTCTACAAGACCATCAATGATCGTCTGGGCGTCCGCCAGAGTCAGATAAGAGTTGGCGCTTGCCGACCCGACGGTTGCGACGATTACTACTGCCATCGTTGGGTGGCTCCTTTGGTTCTAGTGTAGGCGCAGGCTCTGCAATAGAAAGAGAGGCTGCTTCCGTAGAAGCAACCTCACGATCACGCAGTCGCCGGAAAGCGAACAGCCCCATCAGGCGTTAGCGCCCTTGATTACAGCAAAGCTAAGCACAATGGCTTGGCTAAGCGAACCACCAGACACGTTACGCACCGTGACCGCAAAGGATCCCGCTGCAATAGCGTTGGCTTCGGCGGTATAGGCACCGGCAGTGCCAGCAGACGAGTGGTTAACGATCACAACGTCATTAGCAGCAACAGTGCTGTTGGTGACAGTGAAGCTAACGTTGGTGGCATCAGCCAGTGCTGCGCCGTTCATGGTAATCGCCCCACAAACTTTGTTGAGGGTGACACCAGTGGACTTACTGGTGGCTTGGGTTACCGCACCACCAGTGCCGCTGACGTAGCCAATGGCACTGCCAGCAGTTACTTCAAAGAGGGAAGCCATAATTAGTTACCTCAATCGAAGTTGGAAGTGTTGGTCGCACGCACGACACCAATGTTCTTGGTTTCGTACACCTTCGACCAGTTGCCGATGGTCTCCAGTTGAGCACGGGTCGGGTTGACAGTGCTCACGCCCCACTTGGAACCAACAGGGTGGTAGCAGTAGTGGAGGTCGATCGACATGGCATCGCTCTTGGCGAGGATGTCACGGTCAGTTTCCGTCTGGAGAGCCAGTTGCTCACCGCTAGCGACAGCGCCGTTGGTGAAGAAGTAAGTGGCATATTCAGTGGAACCGCCACTGCCTGCGGTCTGCACATCGTCAGAGACGATGACACGCAAGCCCATGTACGTTGGCACGCTGGCGTCACCGCCGTAAGCGCCAACAAGGGAGCCACCGGATTGAGTGGTGGTAGTGCCACGAGCTTCAAGAGTGGACACGTAGTCGATCGCCTTGCGCTCAACGAGGTCGTAATAGACCTTGCTGTGCATACAAATGGCGGTCAGCTTGTCACCTTGATCGCCCAGCAGGCTGCGGGCTTCAGCAACGTGCCGAGGGGACAGCACGGTTGGGGTGTCAGCGGTCAGACCATCAATCGTCAGATCGACGAAGGATGCGCTGTCGTTGCTGCCCAGGCTGCCAAACACACCAGCCAAGCAGGACAGGAGGTCCTTCTGGCGCTGGTTAGCAATGTAGTCAGCAATCTTGGCGCCGATAGCAGCCATGGGGTCACTTCCAGCCGCGAGGGCCGCGAGATCCCGCGATTCGAAGGCCCGCCCACGGTGCAGGATCACGCCAACTTGCTTGTCAGCAGTGATTTTGCCAGGGGTCAGCGAGGTGCTGTCAGACAGCACTTCAAAGTCACCAGTCAGGTTTGCCTTAAAGAAAGGCACGTTAATGAAGTCACCACCCTCGGTTGCGTTCAGCTCAGCCATCGGCTGCACCACACCGGATGCCAGGAAGGCATCGCGCTGGGTGGTCTGCTCAATGACGTAAGGCGTAAAAATCTCGGGGATGATGATGTCAGAGCGAAGAGTCGCCATGAAGAATCACCAGGGTTGAGTTGGAAGGATGGGCACAGCCCTACATCACCAGCACAGCCGGTTTGTAACAGCTTAGCGGTTAGCTTGAGCCTTCATCCGATCATACAGATCACGATCTGTTCGATACAGTCGTGCCTGTTCGGTCAGATTAAAGCTGTCGCGGCTAAACGGGTTGACCATCCCAGCAGGGACGGCACCGCCAACATTGCCGCCCGATGGCGCACCACTGCCCTGCGGCTTGGGTTGCTTCTGCATCCATGCTGGCAAAGTCTTTGCCCACTCGGCAACAGGCACACGTTTGTACCCATCAACCACAACCACGCTGCCGTCAGCCTCGCGTTCGATAGCTTCAGGCTTCAGCTTAGTCTTGAGCACCATGTCTGGGTCATGGACAATTTCAGCTAGTGCCGTGACAGCAGGCGTCACCAGCTCCAGTTCTCGCACGCGGGCTTCAAGCTGGCTGATGCGCTGGTCCTTTTCTGCCGTCGCCTCACGGAACTGCTGCTCCAGAGCTTGTCTTGCTTCTGAATACTTGCCTTGTGATTCAAGTTGCTGTTGCTCGTAGTTGCGTTTGAATTCCAGCAGCTCGTCAACATTGACTCCATCCGGCACAGCCTTTGCTTGGGCGATGGCTTTTTTGTACTCGTCCAACAACTCTGAGTTCTTGCGCCGCATGGCGTCAAGTTCAGCTTGCATGTTGGCTACTTCGGCATTTTGCTCCACAGGAGCTTGTGCTTCATCAGACATGGACTAGCCACAGGCTTAGTTACGCTGCGATCGTACAGCTTCTGACACAAAAGTGTCAAAACGAGAATTCAATACGCCAATCCGGGAACCCTGGAACCCGTTAATCAAACAGATGCTTGATGCTATCGATCGGCATGAGGACCTGTTGCGACGGACGGGTTGTGGGTGGCACGCTGCCAAAGCCCAAGACTTACGTCGCTACGTCGCAGAACTTAAAGATTGGATCCACTGCGAGGAGGCTACCACTTTGTCTTGTCAGCCCAATACGCAGCAGACATCTTGCCTTTAGCAATGTTGGCAGCATGACGTGCCTTAAAGCTGGCACGCCTTGCTGTTGCTGCTTTTGATTCACCTTGTCGCGGCGGGCTGCCACTAACGCCCTGCTGCCCAAACCGTATCAACTTGACCGTCTCGCCGTCTTTTGCAAGTACGGCATGGGACTTGGTTGGGTGGCTTGGCGTGCGCTTCGGCTTGTTATAGCCGTCAAATTGCTCGCCGCGATAGGTGATCATCGACGGGGTGCTGCCTTCAGTTCCGAACGTTTTTTGATGACTGCGTTGCCAGTTGATTCAGATTTGATCCGAACGATTGGATCGTCCTGACTGCCAACACGAGTAACACTGCCACCAGTGCGTGTAGCAATAGTGGCGCGTTCGCCGCCAATGCTGGTAATTACGCCAAAGGTGCGGGTGCCTTGGTACATCCAACTCACCCTGTCACCGCGCTTCACTTTTTCTTGCCTCCCTTTTTCTTTGTGCCCTTAGCCATCATGGGTTTGGCTTTGCCGCCACCCTTAGCTTTCATGTCGCCGTAATGCCCAGGCATTGACTTAAAGCAATGATCCTTTCATGCTACTTAGCTTTCGGCTTGCGCTTCCGGCTTTTTCCTGCTTTTGCTAGGGCGATTGCTACCGCTTGCTTTTGCGGCTTGCCTGCCTTGATCTCCCGGCTGATGTTTTGGGAGATTACTGCCTGACTCTTGCCTCGCTTCAGGGGCATTGCTAGCAACCATCACGCCGGTTCTATCGTACCAACCGCCTGTGCCATCAGGTTGCTGGACGTACCGGACCTCAGCACCATTGCGCAGTTCAAACTCCGATGCCTTGCGCCCATCGGCGTAGGTGTATTTAAGAACGGGTTGGTCCATAACGAGCCCGGAGCTGGTCCAAGGTTAGCTCTGTGCCATCTTTGCTAACCAGCTTTGCGATTGCAGCTTCTGGTCCATATTTGTTGGATAGTTTGTTGAAGTAAGCAACTTTGCTAGCGCCTAAGGCTTTTGCCTTGGTTGCAAGATCCTGCTCAGATAACCACTTGCCGTAGCTGGTGTTAGCTGGCACCTGACCGCCTTGTGCAGCACGGCGTCCTGGCGGTGGTGGATCAAAGCCAAGCTCCTTGTAGTCAATCACCGGCACAGTTGTACTGCGGCAGTTGAAGTGCTGCGGTGGGGTCGGTCCTTTGCCATACTCAAACACCTTGCCGTCTAACGCTCGGCAGATGGCACTTGTCCTGGTGTCAAGCGTGGCAACGTAGCGGTACTTTTTCGTGATGTCTTGGTTCGCCTCATACACCTGCTGGCTAGCGGCATTTGCTACCTGATTGATGCTGGTGCGGACTAGCGCGACGATCTGATTGTCGGCTATAGCTGTTGCCTGACCGCCTGCTGCTGCAATTTCCCTGACGGTCTTGGCACGTTCGCCAAACTGCAAACTGCCGATCAACCGTTTGGCAATGGCTGGCGTCGGTTCACCTGTCAGCAAGCCTTGCCGGACAACTTGGCTAAACCGCTCAGCCTGGTCCACCGCAATGCCACGAAATGCCTTGCTAACGACCTCGCCGTTGGGCAGCGTGATGGTGGCACCTTGAGCAGCCGTGAGGCTAAATGTCTGTGGTGCGCCCTGTACTGCGGCAAAGAGATCATCGCTAAGTGCCACCACATTCAGCTGTGTGGGATCAGTGGTCACCACACTCTGCGCAAACTGTGGGCTGATTTCTACCGTGTTGACGATGTTGCGTGCGCCTGCGGGTAACGCCTTACGCAGCTCTTCCGATACAAACTCCGATTGCAACTGGGCTATACCCTGCAGCTCTAGCGCCGTCAGCTCTGTCGAATCTCCAGCCCAAGTGCCCAGACTATCCTTCAGTTGCGCCAAAATGCCACGCAGCCTTGCAGCCTTGACAGGTGCAGCAAGCTCATCAATCGTTCGTAACTGATTGACTGCATCAATAATGATGTCGTTATAAGCATTGATCACACGCCGAGCAACACTATTGCTAAAGCGATTCAGGTCAATCGCATTGCGAAACAACGCCTCAGGTGTGCTCATGGCTCAATGCCAAGCTGACTGGGCTTGTACTGCGACCGGATACTAACGTTTGCGCCACGCGTCAAGGCGCCGGTAACTGTAGAAGCAAAGGCGTTGTAACCATCTTGCCCATCTTCCAAAATCACCATTTCATCTACTTCAGCAGGTTTGCCGTCTTTGTAATACGTCATCCGTACAACTGCCAAAATCTCTTCCGGCAGTTTGCCCATCGTGTAATCAAGCTCCTGCTTCCTCGGCGGTATCTGCATCTTCTGGGTCTTCGCTTCCAGCATTATCGCCCAGTCCACCAACCAATCGATCAGCCTGTTCAGCAGATTGTAAATCCAGCCCGCCATTAGAAGTTGCCTCCAGTTCCTCGTCCACATCAAAATTATCGCCAAGGACATCGCCCTCGGCTAGCTCACGCAGGAGGGTTTCTTGGCTGATGGTGCCAGCGGTGTAAAGCGATAGCAGAGCTTGGATGTCCTGCGGTTCAAGGCGTGCGCCAAGGAAGTCACGGTTGACGTAGGAGCTGCCGGCAGCGGTGGCGTTGCCGATGAACTGCGCATGAAACTGCAGGCAGTTATCAATGAGGTCCTGCACGTTCTGTGCAATCACCATCATGGTGCTGTCACCCTGGCTACGGTCAAGCCGCTTCGCTTCTGCAGTTTCGGCGCTGAGCTTCTGCCCCAAAACTGCTGACAGCCCTAGTTCGTTGATCTGCCCTGCCAGTTGCTCTAAGCGGCGGAACTGCGCCTCAAAGCTCTTGCCCTGCGGTTCGATGTACTCCGCACGACCATCAGCAGGAAATGCAATCGCCTCACCAGGACCGGCGCTTACTTCCTCTGCAGCAGACGGGAAGCCATAAAACGCCAGCATCGGCACGGCGCTGATATGCAGTTGGTTGTCTAGGTCTGACTGGATCTGGTAGGTCTTGAGGTTTAGCTCGGCAATGTCCTCAAGCGGTGGGCGCGATTCAAGGAACCCATGCCGCTGGGCGTAAGCAACGCTAAAGGGGATTTCAGACAAGCTGGTCCGCCCTTCGTCTACCACGCTGAAATCGCCGGTGGCATTCTGCCGATGCAACTGGTACTCACCAGGCGTTAGCACCCGCACCTGCTGCACTTCTTTCTCGCCGTAGATGCCGTCAGGAATCGTCACAATCTCTGACAGCCTGAGCTGCGTCAAGACTTGTTTGCCTTCTTGCTGTTCGGTACGCCAGCCAAGGATCTGCCGTGGCGTGTACGTCACCCAGTAAGGTCTACCCCCATCAGACGGTGCATCCACCAAGACACCAACGTGCCCATAACGGACCATCTTGCGGGCTGTTTCATAAGTCCAGACGTTGAGGTCATTGCCTTGCAGGTCAACGTCAAACAACTGCTCACGGATGATGTCGGCAGTGTCGTCAAGCCGCACGGGCTTGCGGGTTAGCATCCCAGCCATCATGCGCTCAAGGCGCTGATAAAAGGGCGGCACCACGCTACGAGCTAGGCGATTGTCATAGGACTCGTCCAGCTCGCGTGGTTCCTGTGGCAGGTAACGGCGATGCTTTTTGCGCATCCCGTAAGTGCCCTGCAGTAGATCCTCTATCAATATCCAGTGAGGTTCCTGCGCGAACCATGCCGTGTTCGGATCGGTGACTTGCGTGACAGTCCGCTGAGCTAGCGGGCGGTCGTAAAAGTTGTATCCGCTATACACAGCTTGATACGCGCAGGCTTTGGCTCAGTTTAAGCAGCAGTAAGCGTTACGGACTTGCGACCAATTTTGATCTCAAATTCGTCGCCGGGCTTAAAACCCATCTCCTGCACGTAACCCTCACCGATGGAGAGCTTGCCGTTGAACTGCACCTTGGTCTTATAGGTCAGACTACGACCGCGCTTGCCAGGCACGTTCATCTGCAGCCCCTTGGCTTCAAGGAGCGCCTCATAAAACTGAGTGAAGCATACCTTGTCATTTTTGACGTAACCACATTCACGAACGAGGTCTGATTTATTCAGATCGCTCAGCTCTTTTACTTTGTTGATGAGATCTTGACCGACGAGCATGAGTAGGCTCAAAGGTGGGCATTTGCGACCATAGCTTAAAAAGCCAATATCTGCAACCCAGCCGTCAGTAAAGTCTGATGCCCGTGCTGCGTCCTGCACCAGCGTGCAGCGGGTTGAACTCACGCCAGACCAAGTACCCCAAGGCGTCGTTCATGTGGTCAAAGCCTGCATCCTTGTCAGGCTCTCCCTTGTCTGTGTAGCACTGCAGCTCCAAGCACTCGGTCAGTCTCTTGCATTGCGGCGCGACCTGTAACCGGACTTGCCCTTTGCCGTTTTCCAGCAGAGCCTGAACAGCAGCCACCCGATCACGAACGGGAGGATTAGCCCTGGGTGATTGGTTGGACATGCCATAGGACTCAAGGATTGCAATGTCGGTCTGCGTTGCATTGGTGCTGCGATTACCGCCGCTGGCGTCTGGGTAGATGTAGATACGGCGATCCGCGTATCGACGACGGATCTCGGCAGCCAGCGCGTCGGTGTCATGGGCGCCGGAGATCTCGTCGATGATCAGCAGGCCATTGCCGATGCGAACGCCGATCACTGCACTCATATTGCCGACGTTGAAGTCAATGCCAATGCGGAGCGGTTCGCGGTCAGTATCAGGCAGGTCAGGTTGCACGTGCTTGGTGCGGTCGAAGCGGTCATAAACCTGCCCGGTGGTGAGGTTGACGAACTCACCGTCTAAATATGCACGCAGCAAGCTGGGGTCGTAGTTGGCTTCAAGACGCTCAATAAAGTCGGGCGGCAGGTGGGGATTATCAGCGGTGCGCATCTTGATCAGATGCCGATCAGGTCTTGCCCTTGCGTCATCACTGCCAAAGGTATTCCACATCCAGCGGAAGCCCTCAGGTGTTGACGCTGCGCCAAACTGCCTGACGTTGCCGGAGCGTAAGCGACCAAGGATTTTAGGAAATGCCTTGTTGGCAATGCTTGGTGTGACAGTATCAATTTCGTCAGCCAAGACCCAGGCAAGGTTCAAGCCGATGATGCGTGACCAGTTCTCAAATGATCGGCACAGGATTTTGGTATCACCGCCTGGCAGGTGCAGCATGTACTCAGGCAACGGAGACGCCCTGAAGGTGTAAGGGATCTCGTATGACTCAAGGAATTGCTCGAAGTCGTTCTGCCAAATGTCACGGATCAATGGTCCGGTTGGTTCCATGACCAGACCGATGAAGCCTTGATTAGCAGCGGCAAGGGTTACAGCCTTGGCACATAGCGCACGGGTCTTGCCAGCACCGTAACCAGCAGAGATGCCAAGGATCTGAGTGCTGCTGTCGTCTACGAAGGCAAGCTGCCCTGGGTGCAGGTCGTTACGGATGCGCGCAAGAAGCTCTGTGGTGTCCTGCTGCGTAGCTACATCCATGAAGCCCAGCAGTTTGCCGGGCTCACAGATGCCAGTAATCAGGCTCACACTGGGCGGTTGATGACGGTTTTTACCGTGCCATCAGCATTGACCGCGATAACCTTGTGAATGCGTGGTTCGTTGCCCTTGGGCTTGAGCATACGACCCACAGCAGTGACCTCAGGCTTCGTCATCGTCCTCGTCCTCGTTTAGGAGCATATCAAGAGCCAAACGCTGTTGAGTGAATTGAAGGACACCGAGCAAGTCGATGACCGTCAGGTCGCTGTGTTCTTCAATGAGAGAGTCTAGACCTAGCAGGAAGGCTTCCATGGCTAAGGGTATGGTCGGCGTGAGTCTACCTCATGCCGCGTGGTTTGCGGAATCCTTTAGTTGATAAGCCTCTGTTGCCTCTGTCACGCAGCACAGACTGAGCTGCTGCTTTTGGATTTTGATAGAACGACAGTGCCCTTGAACCCATTTTTTTACTGCGTTGTTGCTTTTTGGGATTTCCTATGCGCCTACCAAATTGATCACGGATTGGTTTTTGAGCTAACGCTAGTGCCTTGCCTTGACGACGAGCTGCTCTAGAGGGAGCGGCAAGCCTTGAGGCTGGCGCCCTAAAAGCCGTAGATGTTCGGCTTTGCCCAAAACGACCAACAGTGCTATCTGATATTTCTGGGCGACGTGCGCCTTGATATGTAGCCATTGCCTTTGCCCTTACCTGAGTCGTCCGCCGCGCTTTTTTGTCATCTCCTGGTCTTGACAATGCGCCAGCTCGATTAACTTTGCGCTTGAATGCCTCTCTTCTGTTAACAACGTTGCGAATATCTTTATTTTGACTAATTGTGCCTGATGGTTTTGAACCAACAGCCCTGCGTGCTCTGTCTTTGGTTTGCACCGGGAATTGAGCGCGAATTCCCCTGCGCTGCATTAACATTGTTTGTGTTAAATTGCTTGCCTTGTCAAGTTCTTTGCCTATTGCTTGTCTTGTTTGCAGGGACTTATTACCCTTAAACAAAGAACTTCTAATTCTGTTTTCGCGTTCGTATGCTTGTTCGAATTTCCTTGTTGCCGCCCTAACAGCTTTCTTGGCGGGATTAAGACGTGAGCCCAGTCTTGAGGCAGTTGCGGCAGGTTTATTGGCAGTATTCGCTTTGATCGCCCTTGGCTTCAAGCCACGGGGCTTGCTAGCGTTCTTAGCGGCTGCATTTTTTACGCCCCGCTGCAATGACTCATTAACGCTTATGCTCTTGCCTTGCTTCCGCGCCCTAGCCCCGGCGGCGAGCGCGAAGTCTGTTGCTTTGCGTTGGGTCTTAATAGAGTTTGCCGTCTTGCGAGCAGAGCCTGTAGCCTTCCGCAGACCAGGGCGGTTGGCATCAATGCGACTAATGATGCGTCCTGCTTTTGCTTCACTGATCTTGCCAACTGCCTTGCGGCGTGCACTTGCCGCCCTCGGCGCCGCTGCTGCTGGTTTGTTCGCCCGGAGCTGCGTTCTAGCTGCGTTATAAGCCTCACGTTGCCCGGGCTTACCAGGACGTGTCAAGCCCATATTCAGCCTTGCCTTGCTGGTTTTGCCAATAGTGCTTTTCAGCGGTGCGCCAGTCAGGCGACCCTGTGACACCATTCCAGCCTTGCTGGTCACCGTTGCCCGCAGGTTGCCTGCTGCAGTTCTGATACGTCCGCCCCTTGCAGTAGCACCACTGCCGCCAACGCTCGTGATGCGTCCAGCATTGTCACGAGTCAGGCGGTTAACGCCACGTTGCACCTGACGAGGAGCTGGGCGGCTTTTGCCACCCCCACCACCACCACCGCTACCTGAGAAGCGGCCACGGCTATCGCGTTTGTAGGTGCGTGCCATTACGCAGTTGATGCACTATGCCGGCAGTGTAACGACTCAGGACATTTCAAACCGAAGGAGTTTGGCTTGTCTGCGATGAGGCTCATGGATTTGCGGCTGCAATAGCCGCTGGCAAATCATTGCGTAGCCAATACGCAAACTCGTCTGCGGTTCGGTCGCCCTTGAGCAGGTTGATTGATTTATGGCACCAAACCAAATTGTCTGGATGGTAGACATTGCTTGGACCAAACACTGTCGCGCGAGACACGGGGATCATGTGATCTAGTCCAGCAGTTGCACCGATTTCAATTTGCAGCCCTGTGTAGTGGCATTTGCCAGTCCATTTAGAAACAATTTGATCGATCCAGGATCGGCGCACTGAAGGCGCAAATTGCTCTACATAGCATGTGCCCCGGGCTTTAGTTGCACCGTTCCGATTGCGTTTACGGTCAAACTTAAAGTTTTCACGAATGACGCTATGCATTTGGCATTGCGCGCATTGCACGCGGCCAATCAAGGCGGGCACTTGCCAGCACTTAGAACAAATGCCCGATGCCTTGAGATCGGCTCGGCGCTTTCTGCGCCATTCAGCTTGCGAAAAACTCACGACATCTCAAACCGAAGGAGTTTGGCTTGTGTCTCTAGTGCTTTGACAGCTAAGCCGAGGTTGCCTTTAGTGCGTGCCTCACGTTCGTAATCTTGAAGGCGAGCAACGGCAGAGGCTAACCATTCAGGGCGTTCTAGGGCAGCGTCTAACTTTTGTAATTCTCTAGCGCGAGCGATGTAATGTTCAGTTTGACGTTCACCAAGTTCCCAATTTTCCGCAGCGTAACGAATAATTTGTGTTCTACTATTTGCACGCAAGAGTAGATCATAGATCGCATTAACGCGATCCTCGGATTCACTCTTGGTGCATTTCTTGCCCATTGGGGACTGGTTTAGGTTTTTTGGATATGGTATTTGACGTTAGCAGATTTATTGTAGAGGGGTTGATTGGCGGAGTTGGTTGATTTTAGGTTCGACGAGGTGGTGCGAGGAAACGGTGCCACAGGTGTTGCCGATGCAGACGCGGACACTGCCGTCATCGAGCGTATGGCAGATCGGCTGGACGGAAGTAGCGGCTGATTCCACCAGTGAGTTCAGACGGTCTCTGGGGGTCATTGGTCTGGTGGTAGAGGGCTGTGAGGTAGTCGTCCCACAGTTTGAGCCAGTGCGCAACGTCTTGGTTGGTGAGGTTACGGCTTGATTTCATTTTGAAGAGAACAGAGGACAGCGGCTGCAATGCATTCGAGGACTGGGCGCGGTGCACTGCCTCTAGCAGCCCTACAAGCGGCTGTAACAGCGTTCTGATAGGCGTGCAGGGAGAAGGGCGCGGCAAGGGCTACAGAGGCGCCAGAGGCCACTGTGGGGTCTCCTAGCGCACGCAGGCGGATGAGCTGCCCGCGTTCGATGTTCAGTTCCTTGGCTTGGCGTAGCAGGTGCTCGTTCTCGTCTTGGGTGAGATAAACCTTGACGGGCAGGCGCTTTTCGGTGGTCATGTCAGTAGGGCAGGGCGTTTTCTTCAGCGGGTACAAAGTCGCGTGGGTTGACCACTTCGACCTTGGGGTCAGCGTCATCGACGGGATCGCGTAGCAGGTTGCGGTACATGCCTGGGTTGATGTGACCGGGCGGTGGTGCGTCAAAGTCCTCTAGCACGCACCGCTTGGCATCGATGAGGCGCTGCAGGAGCTTGCGGGCACCGACAGCGGTTGAGATTGGTTTGAGTGCCATCAGGAGAATGCCTCCTCGCGCTTGCGCTCCTCATCGGCAAACGGATGCAGGACAAATCTGCCAGGGCTGACGCCTTCGATGGCAGGCTTGTGGGTCATGTACCGACCGAACTCGTCGTAGCGCCCCACGCAATACGGGTAAGCGTTACGCAGTTGGAACTTATCGAGCTTGCGCTGCGCTTCATCAAAGTCGTCAGCGTCAACGGTGCGGAACGCTGGTGCGGTGCCTTCCTTGGCAGCTTTAGGCAGGACGGCAAAAACAAATTGGTTACGGCTTTCTGGGCTGAACAGTTTCATCGGATCACATCGGGGATGTAGTTGGTGGTGTTGAGGGGTCGGTCGTTGACCGTGAGGTAACGCTCGTCGCGTAGCCAGCGGAAGCAATCAGGCAAGGGGCTGACGAACGTGCCCGCTGCGAGGTGCTGATGGCTGATCTCAGTTTCCAATGCTTCGAACAAGCTGGCAACGGTTTCGGTCCGGAGAGTTTTCTGCCACTGCCCAAGGGCTTTGGGCTTGGACTGACTGGCAGCGCGTACAGGGGCTGAAAGGTACGTTTTCCAGAACTGCTCAAAGGCTGGATCGCCTTTGGTTCTACGCCTTGGCACGGGTTGGTCAGACGCTGCTGGAAACTCGTTTTCCAGCTTTACATGGGTTCTTGTTATGGGTTCTTGTTCATGGGTTCTTGTTTGTAGGTCGTTTTCGACCTGGGTACCTAGGTCGTTTTCGACCTGACCCCTAGGTCGTTTTTGACCTGGGTCGTTTTTGACCTTAGGTCGTTTTCGACCTGGGTGGTCTAGGACGACGTGGTACACGGCACTGGTGCCAGGGCGGCGTTCAACCTCCAGCCAGCCGGTTTCTACAAGTGTGCTCAACGACCGCTGAACAACCTTCCGTGAGATACCAGAACGATCTGAGATTGTTTGCAGTGATGCGTAGCAGCCTTTCGGGGAGTTCCAGCCGAACCTGTGTAACCAGAGATAAACAACGATGGCTTTTGAATCGATGCCGGCGTCCATGAGTTTGTATGGGACGGCAGCAAAAGCCGTGGACTTAACCGCAGCGGTCATGTAAGATTTGCCCGTGATTTGTCTACGCCTTGCAGGGTCCTTCACCCCTGCGGGGCGTTTTTCATTGTGGCAGGGAATCTTGGGTCATGGGCACCTCCAGCTCGATCCGTTGCAGCGCTTGGTCTAGGAGCTGATTGACGAAAGATTTCTGTGATTGGTAGGTAGGCATCACAGCCTTAGCGCGGCTGAGGATGGCGTCGTCGATGGCGACGTTGGTGGCTTTGCCGATGGGCATAGAGGTTGCGTTATGCGGGTATCCGGCGTAGATTACCCCGAAATCGACCATTGCGCAACATGCTCGCCCCGGTCCAGGACCTTGAGTTCAACGAGGATTTGCACCGCTATCGGTACAAGGGGCGCTGGCTGCCGTTCAGCGTGTCAAAGGTTGCGAACCGCACCACGCCGGAACAGGAGGCGCAGTTTGAGCGGACCAAGCACATTTGGGCGCCACGCGGCACGACCATTCATTCCTTCTGTGAAGCAATGCTGCTAGGCGAGGAGCTGCCGGAGACTGATTACACGGCATGGACCGATGAGTTGCAGGAGTGCTGGCTGCTGCGTGACTCTGACGCACTGGCTGTTGAGTACAGGCTGTGCGATGCCCGCAAGGGCGTTGGCGGCAGCTTTGACTTCCTGCTGCGGACATCGAACGGCAAGGTCGTACTGGGTGACCTGAAGACGGTTGGCAGCAACTCAGGCGTATCGCAACGCAAGCCCGCCACAGCTCAGCTTGGGGGCTACCTTGCCATGCTGATCGACCATCACCCGATGGTGACGGTGGACTGGTGCTACACGGTGGTGGTCGGTCCTGGGCGCTGCAGGGTCATCCAGAGTGAGCCTGACGAGTGCTTAGGTGCCTGGGTGGATGCTTGGGATGTGTTCAAGCAAGAGGTCTGCCCGTTCTGAGTCGCCGTACCGCGTGACAGTTTTTATGGTGTCACGGGTTGAAATAGGTTGCATCTCCACCTGATCCATGGCATCCTTTGTTTGTCGGGGATGCCCGGCTACCACCAACCACCTGCACAACCCCAATGATCAACCGCATTAACAATGCAATTTGCCTTGTGGTGGTTGCAGCAGTCGTTGCCATGATCGGCATCGAGGCTGCTAACCAGCCCGGCATGACCCACAGCGGCACTCAGTTAGAGATTCGCCGCTGATGTCTGACAGAATCGCCCGCAACTTCGCGCAGTTTGACCGCGAGAACCCAAGCGTCTATGACGGGCTGCGTCGCTTGGCGCTGCAGGTTCGCCGCACAGGGCGGCAACACTACGGCATCAAAGCCTTGTTCGAGGTTCTTCGATATGAATATGCTTTGACCACATTCTCTGATGATGGCCTCAAGCTCAACAACAACTACACCGCTCTTTACGCCCGCAAGTTGATGGAGTGTGAACCAGAGCTGCAAGGCTTCTTTCACCTGCGCGAACGTGCGCCGCGTTTCAGAGCAGACCAGATCGTTTAACCCCGTTCTTACAGCACCGATTCATGACTGCCGACGAAAAACTGTCAAGCCTCCTCAAGGAGATTGAGCAAGACCTAGCAAGCTACCGTTACCCGGTAACTGAACAGAAAGATCTGTTCACATCGCTAGAACTTGACCTGCTTTACGAATTGACTCGTGATGCCCGCAACGCATTGCACGATCCAGAGGATGAGGTACAAGCGGGCAGTTGGGCTGATGCCATTATCAAGCTCGACAACAAACTGACCAAGCTCTTTCGCCAACGCCGCCAATGAAACGACCACTCGTTCGCTCCGTGCCGATGGAATTGATTCTCACGGGCTTCCATTGGGAAACCGTTCGGGAGGAATATTTCCTCAAGTACGGGCAATTTGCAAAAGCCCAAGACTGCAAACACCTACGCGCTTTGTACAAACAACGTCTTTGGGAGGAGTGCGGCATTGAAGTGACGCTATAAGTCGCCGGCAATGATTAAAATCCTTAGACGCTGTTTCTTCCGATTGATGTCCCGCTACGAGTATTTGCCACCTGATGATTGCTTGCCGCGATTCCGTGGCAAGTCCCTCAAGGACTTGGAGCCCGAATGGCAGGTGGCTTACTTGGAATACGTGTTCCTGCTGGATTGCTCTAAGCACTACCAGCTCAAGCCTGGTAAATCGCCAGACTGATAACGAGGCATTGGGTGACTGGTGCAAACTTCGGTCGCTATGGTTGCTGCCTGCGTAGGGGATACCACTGGTCGGGCTAACTGGTGGAACAACATTCCAAGCGCAAGAAGCCAAGGTTCCCGTCGTGGACGCGGTGTAGTGCCAGCGGTGCGTGACCGTACATTGGCGCCGCGCAAGCAACCTGCCCATGTAAGTCCTCAACCTTTTCAATGGAAAAAGGGTTGCTTTTCGGGCGGTTTTGCCCCATAATACGGAGACGCGGGACAGACCCCTGCAACCCAACGCGCAACTCAACCCATGCTTCCCTTCCAACCCACCGACTGCTCTGAGCTGACCGCCGAGCAAGAAACGGCAATGGCTCATGACCTTGCAGATCAGTTCAATGCCTACGTCTGCGAGGAGCTTGTTGGCGTCCTAGCTCACCTGGCGCAAGACGTTCTCAAAGACAACTACATCGACCCTGATTCCATGCTGGGTCACGACCTGATCCATGACCTGATCAACCGCATCGTGGTAACCGCCAAATGAAGCACACCGTCCGCCTCCAGCGTGGGCTCTACGTGCTTGTGGATTCCTACGCCAGACCCACCTTTGCTTCACGCATCCGTCAGCACTTCCCGATTGCCCTTTGCCTGAGCAGCATCCTCGTCGCAGGCATCACGCTTCAAGTCATTGAGCAACGCACCATCACTGCTTGCCAAACCACCCATCGCGCATCCTTCTAATCATGTCAACCGCACAAGACCTTATTGATCAACTTGTCACCCTGCGTGCAGACAAAGAAGATCTAGAAGCCCGTGAGGCATTCCTGCGTGAGCAGCTTGAAGGTGCCATTGCCCTAGGCGAACTTGACCCCTACCAAATCGATGACAGCACCTACGAGTTCGTGAACGCCAAGTACGTCCGCTGTGAACGCAACAGTTACAAACTCAGCAAGGAAGCCGAACGGGCAATCAGGTCTATTAAAGAACAGGACATCGACGCTGGACTTGCCCAGCGGAACGTGACAATCTACTACCAGCTCCGCATGAACCCTTGAACA